TCGTCTTCCAGGTCTTAGATAATCATCTTCAATAGAATCAAATCCATTTGTTAATATAGGTGGGAAAATTGTAAGGAAAGATTGGTCTAACAACATATTTGTTAGAACATCTAATACATCTTGCATTGGTTTTAATTTATCAGGTAATCCTCTTCCGTAGAAAAAGTCTGATGAGAATTGTTGGTACTTAACATCAAAGAAAGGAAGTTCTTTGTGGTTAAATGGCATAGGAGAAACTTCTTCTATTCTATCTTTTGTATAAATAGGATTTAACCAAACACAATTAGCTTCAATTATAAATTGGTCATTTTCTTTATCATATCTTCTGATAACTTCAACTTGTCCGTCTTTTATATCTTGACTTATATAATCTTGATAATAAGGTTTTGTTTCATCTTCACCAAAACTAACCTGATGAGGTTTAACATATTTTGATTTATCAAACATTGCAAAGTCTTGAACGAATTGTTGATATGACATTACATTTCTCCAGAAACATCTAGGCATATCTTTTATTCGTCTTACCCCAACAGATGATGGATAAAAATCTTCAAGTTTAACAACTTGGGCAAATAGTTTATTTTCCTTCTTTTCTCCTTCTGTTATTGTAATATCATCTCCAGAACCCTTAACATATCTTTGTTTAGTAACTTTAGTTTCTTGTCCTTCATAACCAATAGCTGTTCCTTTTATGATTGCTTCTTGTAAGAATGAAACCATAAACTCATCATAATCATCAATATATTCTGAATATTCATATAGATTAGAAAGTATTAATGCTTTTGTTATATCTTCATCTCCCCTTCCTTTAACTTCGGCAATCGGTAAAACAGACACAACTTTAGCCAAAATTGCATCTACTTTGTTTGCAGTAAATTTATCATGAACAGCAGATTGCCAGTCTTCAATATCATCACGAACATTTATATTAGTATTATATCTTCGGTATGAATCTTCAATATATTGGATTAAATCTAATCCATCAAAGTTTTCAAATACCCTATCTCTATCTTCTTGAGAAGCCCTAAATAAAGTTCGGTTTTGCTTTATAACCTCTTTTTCCCTATCTGAAGCCTCCCATTTATAATCGACTTCTTCTACGGCTTCTGTTTCAATTTTTTGAGAATCATCCCTATTTTTAGTTTTCATTTATTAGTATCAATATTATACCATACTTTTAATAATATGTCAAGTGTTATTTTACTACAAATTCTTGATAAGCCGATTGAGCTTCTTTACGATATTCTTTGTTGTTTTTTAACATATAAATACTAGTAATAAGTCTATCTCGACTATCCCAATATCCCTCCCTAAAATTCTTTATTTTCTGAATAAGTTCTGCATTATCTTCATACTCTTCAAAATACTTCTTACTCTCAAGTTGAAAATTCTTTTCTTCTATATCATATCCAAATTCTGGCATATCTTTTGAACATTCTCCAATATATGCCGATATGCCATCTCCAATCCAGTACACACGAAAGAATCCATACTTAATTCTTTTAAATCTTATATGTGGAGAAATTGCTTCAATTTCTCTCTTTAATCTTTTAAACCATCTTGTCCCTATTTCTTTCTCCATAAGTTTTTTTAAATCCCAATTGTTCATGAGATTTTATTTCATCTTGTAATTCTATAAAAACTGTTTCTCCACCAGGAAACATTTTTTCTAATTCATCTATACTATTAGCGTAAGCTAATTTTTTAATTACATATTGTTTCATATTTAATAACCAGTGCTACGTCTTACCCAAGTGCGAGTTACTCTATCTCTTTTTTTACTTTTATCAAATACATTATGAACTCTTTCTGCCTGTTCAGATAATCCTATTGCCCCATATTCAAATGCTGAACGATAGTGAGATGTTGAATCATGCTTAGGACTTTCACTCCTAACTTCTCCAACCCCATTAACTTTAACAATAGGATAAGATGCTTGAATCATACATAAATTAAAATATCTAGTTCTTATATTATCATTTAATAATATTCTATTCATAATCAATAGCTTAGCCTCATGTTTTCTTATTTTAAATTCTTTCCATTTATCTCTAAAATTTATTATAATACTATATTTTCTTAAGATAGAAAGAATAGTATCATCTGTAACAGAATTTTGAAATCTTCCAGCTGGGTCTCCAAAGTGAGTTGCATTTTTCCAATTTTTTCTAACAGATATTATATCTAATTCTTCTTGTTTATATGTATATGTTATATCACCATAAATCATTCCAGTAACAAATGGAATATAGAAATCTATATTCTTTCCTGTATTTCTATATACATCAATTATTCTTAATCCTTCTCTTGATGGTTGTGCCCAAATCATTGCAGTATCATCTGTCTTACCAAAATCCCAAAATACATATAATGGTAAATTTTCATCATATTCATATTTACCAATCAAAACATTATTATCATTCCATTCTTGATATACTCTACCTACTTTAGATTTAGTATAAGATATATCTAACTCTTGGGCTATTTCTTCTTCTGTTCTTCTCTTACATTCATAAGCATACCATTGATTATCCTTAAGAGGATGTTCTCTCCAGTGAAGAGTAACAATATCAATTCCACTATCTCTTAACATAGCATAGTAGTCATATCCATTAGGAGTTGAGTTTGCAATACGACAGTTCGTAGCATCACCTGCTGATTCCCATGCATCTTTAGCATAATCCCAGAAAGCTAACTCATCGAAAGCAATATATGTTTTACGTGAACCTCTACCAAAGTTTGGATTCATTGTGTCTCCAGTAATAATATTTCCATTTTCTGGATTAGCCAATTTAAGTTTAGTTCTATGCTTCTTCATTATAAAACCTACTGGTAACATCCATTCTGGAGTATTGGTTAAAGCATAATCTATCTTTCCAAACAAAGAGTCTATACTTCTATCATCAACAAGTTTCTCTTTATAAGAACCAAGTAATCCATTTGAACCCTCTCTAAATAACCAATACCAATATGCGATATAACAAAACACTAACCATGATACTCCCATTTCACGACTCTTCTCAATAAAAACATCTCTACCTTTATCAATATGTTCTACAACAGCACGAATAGCTCTCTTTTGACATTCAAATAATATAAATGGAAAATGTTTCATTTCCATCTTTGGATTAAATGTCCATCCAAAATTTTCAATAAAGAATATACACCCTTCTGCTGGGTTATCTGGTCTTTGGCAAAGATAAAAGATATTTTTTCTAGCTTCTGGACTTCTCATTCCAGCATCTTGAATTTTTAATCTTTCTTTAAGTTTAGATTGATATTCTTCAGAATATAAATAATCCTTAAGAATCTTCTCTCTTCTTTCTTGTTCATTTGTTATATCATTTGGATTTAGCATTATTTTACTTTCTTTTTCTTCTTAATTTCACCTTTAAATGTTTTACCACCTATTATGCAAATACGTTGATATTTTCCCTTTCCTTTTTGTATTGTTTTAATGTAACCTCCTTTAACTACGCAATTATCAAATGTTTTAGGCATATTATTTTTTACCATCCGTGATGGCTTCTCTAGCTCTCATTATTACTTTTAATGCTTCATCTGGGGACATATTATCAGTATCGATTCTTGATAACTTAATAATATTATCGGTACTTTCTCCACGAAGTAAACGTCCCTTATCAATAGCCATACTTAATAAATCCTTTAAATCTCTTAATTGTACATTATCGATTCCCTTAGCTGTATTATATTTATCTAATTTCTTTGAAATAAGTTCAGCTACAGTATCTCTCATTGTATCCAATTTATCCCTAAATGATTCTTCCATTATGGCTATCTCTGACCTAATCTTTGGATTCTTTCTAACAGAACGACTATCCATTGCTTCTTGTACAACCTCTATAGTCTCTTTTGTAAGTCCCCATAATTCAGGAGCTTTTCTAATCTTTCTAACAATTGACTGAGTGATAGCAGTTAATCTGGCATCATCAGCAGTAGGGTCAATTAATAATATCCCATTATTCTTAGCAGCATCCTTGTAACTCATATGTGCTAATGATTTGAATATTCTAACCTCTTCTTCTTTGTTTAATGTAGGATATGGAATAACATCTTTTCCATCTTTATCTTTTTTGAGTTTCTTCTTTTTTATCATTATGTTATATTATACCATATTGTTATACAAATGTCAATAGATACACACTATCTAATATATTACATATCATATATAATATTATCCAGGTACTAAGCGACTTTTCCCTCTGATACCCTCAAGAAGGAATTAAATAAGTAAAGAATATAGCTATAACTCTCTACTAACATTATATTATTAATTAAGTAATTTAATAGTTACTACGATACATATCAGATGGTTCGGTAGGAGTCGCCAACCTATTTTCCAAACTTTCGCATATATACCTTAATAACTCTTGTATCTTACCACTACTAATCAATCACGATAAGAAATTTATAGGGCTTGATTTATACTGCAATTTCCCTAACACAGTCTACTTTATTAACTTACTATCTCTATTATATCATTTTTAAAAACATTTGTCAAGTGTTTAATAATAAAAATAAAAGCTCTCTAGGGAGAGCTTTTATAAATATGAAGAATTAAAGAACTCCTCATTGTAGAACAATCAATTAAGTCTCTAATTGGGACTTTTTTAATTTCTTGGTAAGTGGAACTACTTAGAGTTTCAATTTCAACTTCTGTGTCTGGATATCTCTTTTTCCATGATTGGAATAATAACCAAGACATGTTAAGTTGATACATACCATTTTTGTAGTAGACTACCATAGTTGTATGATTTAAGTGAAACAATATTTATCTTAATTATACACCTTCTGAACAGAAAAGTCAATACCCTATTGTATGTATAGCCAAAATATCTATTGCAAGTATCTGATATAGCCAAAAACATTTAAATAGCCAAAAATATAATTCTAAAATATCTTTGATTAGGAAGAGTTAATAGCCATTTGTAATACAATAATCAAAAAAATATCATAAAAATTTGGAGGGGTATATATAATATAAATTCGCACGAATGTCCCCCCTCCCCCCCCCTCCAATGTCGCAAAATATATATTTTGCGACACTGAAAATATGCTTATATTTTAACATATATCCTT